TCCCGATGTCGCAAAGTCTGATGCTTTGCTGGTGCTGTCAATAAGGTTACCGCTTGCATCAAGCCCAGCAAAGTTGCCAGCAGTCGGCGAGGCCACCTTGTCAGCCTTAGAGTTCACGTCGTCGGCGTCTACGTAGTCGCCCAAGCTCTCATACGTAGCGTAGAGCGTTTCGCCGTCATACGCCGCGTTTGTAACGGCTACCGTGTTGTATCCGTGATTGTAAGCATCGTAGCCTCCGAGCGTGTAGTCGGTATCCACGGTCAGTTGAGTGCCGGTCTTGCTTTCTCCTGTCCAGAGTTCAAGATCATTCCAGCAGTCGTGGGTGAGATATTGATCGCTTCCGGTAACGGTGATTGCTTCATCGCTGATGAGCGTGCCGGTATCGATATAGTTTAGTTTATCCATATCATCACACTCCTTAGATGTTCGTGTGGATTGTTACTGGTATCCGCTCGCACATCTGCACCCCGCTAACCTGCCAATAAAACCCAAGGTAGTATTGCTCACCAGGTTTGTACTTAGCTTTGTCGGCGTAGAATAACGCGTTATATTCTCCCGTTGCCTTTTTAACCGTCGAGCATTCTTCGAGTTGGGCCGGTTCGTCCACGTAGCTTTCGATGAATGCTTCCACGGAGTCATCGTCGGGATCAACCGCCTCGTAATCGCCATCGCCAATATGCTGCTTCGTGTAGAATGTTGCGAACCCGGTAGAACCCCATTCTATCGATAATGTTGTTGTTGCCATAATCAATACACCTCGCTTTCAGTCGTGTAGTGTATGTAAGGATCGTGTTGTGTGAGATATTCCGGCTGTACCGCCGCTGTTGTTGCGTATTCCTGCGTGAGATCGCTTGTCGTAATTTTGTCACTATAAGGCGATAGCGTCGTTGCATATGCCAGCCACGGGGATACTTCGGTTTTGTGTTCTGGCAAGAGCGCAACCTCGGTTATTTGTTCCGGCAAAAGTGCGTAGAACGTTTTGAGTATCTCGCTCAGAATAAGCATCACACGCACTATCTGGTTGAACGTATACCATGCCTCGTCGCCGGATACGCTGATAACGTTCACGAGTGCCGCGGTGGTTTCAGCCACTTCGCTGAATGAGTGAGCAGAATAACACGAACTATCCGCCGCAACCGCTCGCGCCAAAGAAGCGGTATCACTCGTGACCGCTACGTGCCCAATAGTATTTGCTATTCCGTTTGGTTCTAAGTGCCCGATGAACGCGAACGTATTGATTGATTGTGCTCCAAGACTTTCGGATACACCGGATTGTGTTAATGACTTGACAGTTGCTTCATCAACCGATAATGCCTTAATCGCACACGATAAAGTCAAAGCGTCTCCCGCGATACTTGCCACGCCCGCCCCGTAAGCACGCTCGGCATAGGGCAGATTAAGATATATCACCCTCTGCCCGTATATAACTTTCGTGCCGTAAATAGAGCCGAGCATACTTACAAATGCGGCGAGTGTTCAACCGTATTGGCTGTCAGATAGATATCGTGATAGTTGTCCTTCGCTGTACTTTGTGGGATGATCTGCTTCACCCAAAACGGCGTCACGGTTCCGTTGTTTAAGTCGCCCATTGATAATGAGGCTCCCGCTGATCCGTAAGCCCCGGCAGAACCATCCGAGTCTGCGGCGAGATAAACAGTTGACGTCGCCAGCCCGTAAGATTCGATATAATCGTTAACCGAGATCGTCACGCTTTTGGCGTTGGCGTCAACCACTTCGAGAAAGATTTGCTGTTCAAGCGTTCGAGAGCCTTCGCTCGATGAGTTGCCGATGGCGTATTGCGATTGGAATATGTACTCGCCCGCGCTGCTCGCGACGACAACCTCGCCCGTTGCTGGTGCTTCTGCAAGCGTGAGCGTGCTCGTCCCTGAATCATACGTGTAATCGGTTGTTTCGGTAAGCAATTCGCCCCATGCGGTTGTCGCGGAAAATTTTCGCACATGTGACGGTGTGCCGGAGCAAAGGATTGTGTTGTCGCTGCTGTTCCCTGTGAGTTTCCCGACTTCTTGCCGTATGGCATTGGTTTTCCCCACCTCTTTCCAGAATTTTAGCATCTTATCACCTCTTTCTTATTGGTAGAATACGATCACGGTTATCTCACCTTCGGCGGTAGTCAAAGACAACACCGTGTTCTTTGCGTTAAGAATGGTTGCTGAATAGTCGGTAGGAGCCGATAGTGACCATTTGATCCATTCGTTGCCGTTTAGCGTACCATCTCCCCAAGTAAGGCGATTCATAAATGCATAGTTTCCCCAACCACGGCCTTCGAGCCAACCATCATACGTAACGGTTTTTCCGCTTGCACCAGCCCCGGTTTTGTACACGTGGCTAAAAGTTATCGTCTTATACTCGCCAAGAAATCTCGCGTATACGACGACCTGTACTTGATAAGCATTTGCCGCGGTTTGCCATTTAGCGTGCAAAGTGCTGTTTTCAATCAGCGTCATGTCTGACCAAGAGCCGGGTTGATAAGACGCCAAGTAACAATCGATGTTTTCGGCGTAGTCAGCGTCGCCGGTATCGAAATTCCAGAAAGTCTTAACCATCAAGTCTGATGCGACTTTTATATCCGATATGCTTATGAAAGGTTTCAATCTGGATTTTAACAACGGAGTTGGGAAATAGATCTGTTGCCCGGCTAAAGCTGGGCTTTCTGTAAACACCAGCGTTTCGGCCACCACAACACTTAGAAAGTTAGTCAATACGTGTTCGCTATTGATATCCCCCACTATCTGCCCGAAACCACGTTTTCCGACCATCCACCCGCGGTTTTCTTTCATGGTCAATCCCGTGTGTTCTTGAACGTATATCTCGCCTGTATTGTCACTTTTCGCCATGATTTGCACCTCGTTATTCGACCCAACATTGATCTTTTTTCCCGCTTGCATCGTAAGCGTAGCTGCAAGATGGTTGCCGGAGATCGAATCCGCTGCGACCTTATCGGCGGTTACTGACCCGGCATAGAGTTTCTCGGTTGTTACAGCTCCTGCGCCAATCTTCTCAGCGGTAATGGCACCGGCCCCGATCTTTGATGCCGTGATAGCCCCGGCCGCGACTTTATCAGCAGTAACGGCGCTCGCCATGATCTTCTCGGCAGTTATCGCACCGGCCCCAATCTTTTCCGCGATAACCGCGCCTGCCGCGATCTTCTCAGCCGTGATTGCCCCAACCGCTATCTTCGCCGCAGTGATCGCCCCAACTGCTATCTTTTCCGCGGTTACTGCGAGAGCGTACAACTTATCGGTTGTTACCGCCGACGCGGCGATGTTTCCTGCGGTTACTTGCAACGCCCCGATCTTCTCGGTTGTGATTGCGCCCGCTTCGATAGTACTTGCTGTAACGGCGTTAGTAGCAATCTTCCCGGCAACAATTGCCCCAGCTGCGATGTGCGCCGCCTGAATTGCCAAGGCTGCTATCTTCTCAGCGGTAACAGCGCCTGCGTAGAGTTTGGCGGTTGTAACCGCCCCGGCTGCAATCTCGTTTGCCGTGACGGCGTTAGCTTTGATCTTCGCTGTACTGATACTTCCATTCGCGATATGCGTTTCCGTGATCTCGTTTGGGAGATCGTCGAGTTTGTCATCGAGCTCCGCTTGCAATCCCGGGATCGTTGTCGTTTGCAACGTGCCCATATCAGCGTCAAGAGTAGTGATGGCACTCTGTAATCCCGGGAGTGTCGTGGTTTGGAGTGTATCCATATCAGCTTCGAGGGTAGAAATAGCGCTATGCAATTCCGGAATTGTCGTGTTGGTGAGTGTGGATAACTCGCCGCCAAGATCAGACAGATCGTCCTCGAGAGCGGGGAGCGCCGAGTTAATGAGTGTGTCAAGTTCGGTGTTGAGAGTGTTCAGTTCGTCCTGCAAGTCAAGCAGATCGTAGTTTGCGAGATGATAAAGCTCCTGATCAAGTTCGGTGAGATCGGCGAGCAGTTCCGCCCGCTTCTCTTCAAGCTCCGCGAGTTGTTGTGCCACGTAAGCCGCGACGTCAGACAGGTTGCTTGCTTTGTTTGTCAGGTCATAAACCAGTTGAGCAACCTCAACTGTTTGTCGAACACTCGATGGCGCGTTTACGAGCCTATCCGAAAGCGTGACGCTGTTATACACGCCCTTGAGCAGATCGTACTCGTACTCTTGCACCCGAACGCTCGCGTCGATCTCCTTCTGCCCGTCTTTAAGCGTCAGTGTGTCCCCGCATTCAAACGGGATGGTTGATGTGTTCCCAAGATACACAATATCGAGGCTGTATTGGATCAGCGGGGTTTGGTTTTCTTCGAGATACGCCTGCGCTTGCTCGGCGAGTTCGGTTGAGGCTTCATCCATCTGCGCTTGCGTGATATACCCTTCGAGGATAAACTTGCTCAGCAACGTCGGATCAAACGAGAGTTCCTTACCGTTCTCAAGCGTCTTGTCATACCATATCCGCTGCGTATCGGCGTTATACCCGAGAAGTTTTAGCCCCGTCGCAACCTTAACGCCATCCATCAACGCCAGAGTGCAATTCTTAACCTTCTCAACGTCCAGACCAGCCAGCGAAGAAGACACAACACAAGGCCGATCTTCCATCTCGTACTTTGTCGAGTAAGAAACGTAGACTGTACCGCCCGCTTCCGCGAACGTGATGGCCGAATATACGCCTTCGGTTTCGTCATACCCACCGATGGTATAGTCCGTATCTTTGATGAGCTTCGTACCGGTTTTGGCCAAGCCTGTGTAAACGTCAACACTTTCATACCAGTTATCATGAGCCAGATGTTGCGGGGATGTGCTCTTGGTAATTGCCTCGTCTTTGTACCACGCGCCAGCAACCCGCACGGAGTCAACGAAGAAGTTCTCTACGAGTCCGCGGAGCGACTTAACTTTAACCTCGCTGAACGCCAGAATCTTTTCAATCTCTCCAAAGGTAGCAATGCCATATTCGAGATACACGTTGCCGGTATGTTCACCCGTTGCCATATCAAATGTCGTCGGGCGTAGTGCGGTATAGAAATAGTTCTCCGGCAGATTATCGCTTGAGCCGATCGGGAATAAGCGCGTGCAAAGATTTTCGAATCCCTTACTGACATTGATCGCCTTTGTTTGCACCCCCGCTGTTATTGTGATGTTCTTGACACTCCCAATCTGGTCGGCGAACGTGACAACCGTATCATTTACCGTGAACTCAACGCCGAACGTATCGCAAATCTTTTGAAATGCAGAAAGCAAGTTATCGCCGGAGAATGAGATGTCTTTGGTATCTGTCAGCGTCGTGTTGTCCGTAAGTGTAAAGCCCGCTTGCGTTACGAGCGGCGTAATAAACCCGGATAATAACGTCGAAACATCTACATCGAAGAAGTCGAATGTGTCATCGTAGGTTGGCGGCGTTTGGAAGTATTTGTCAATCACCGCAAATCGGTTGAACCGATAGGAGATGTGCTGAGCTGAGAATTTGTTCTCTTCCTGCCCAGTAACCTCGAAGGTCATCGTCGTTGTGCCTTTTTTCGCTACGAGTATATCCTGCGGTTGCAAGCGTTCAAGTGTTTCGCCCTCAAGAATAAACACCCCGAGGAACGATCGCTTGAGTACGAGCGTTTTTACTTCCGCTTTCTTAAGCAGTTCACCATCACGCCAAATCTCTATCATAATTATCCCTCGATGTCCGTGTACGGCAACAACGGATCAAGTTGCGCCGTTGTCATGTTTTGTAAGCCGAGCGGGAGCAGGTCATACACGCAAACCGCATCAGCTTGAAACGTGCCGATCTTGCCCGCTTCCACGTTGAGCCCGATCTCTATCCCAACGTTCGAGCACGTAACCGGTATCTCTTGCTTTAGCAAGAATCGGGTAAAAGAAAACGTTGCAACTGCCACCGTTGAATAGCTCGTACTTCCGTCTACGATTAGTTTTAGGTAGGGCGTGTTCACAGAAGTGTGCCCGGTTGCCTTCTTAATATAGGCGGCGATAAACAGTGTCGTGCCCGGGTAAACCGGGACGCCTTCTTGGTATATCTTGATGTTGCGGGTTTCCGCGCCGGTGTTGTTTAGATAGAGTCGTTGCGAATACGTTCCGAGATACGGGTCTTTAAGAAACGCTCGCGAGTAATTGTCTTTGAACCATCCGTTCGCCAGTCCGTCGGAATCCGAGTCGAGCTCGAAGTTTCCGTGGAAAAGGAGATTCTGAGGCACGTAGGAAGGCGACGTCGTCCCGTCGAAGAAGAACGGGTTGTAAGCGGTAAATGCCGCCTGAACCTCGTACACGTGCGAGTAGAACGGTGCCGTGACGTGTGTATAGCTGGCGGTCTCGCCGGTTGCAAGACGAACGTATATTCCCTTCCCGCTGTCCGGGAACACGAGCGCTTTATCCGCTGAGAATGCCGACGAAAACAAGCGGAGAAGTCCTTCCGCTTTTTCGAGAGCACCCGTCGCCGTTGTGTCGTACACATAGCCGGATATATCAATCTTTCGTGGTTTCCACTTTTGATATAGTACCGTTTCACCCGGCACCCGCGGAAAACTGATCGTTTCGGCTTCTATCGGCGGCATACCACGTCCAGTTACCTTTGACGCGATAAAATTGTACTGAGCCTTCAAGTCCACGCTGTCAAACACAAGTCCCATATCTACCACCCCAACGCCTTAAGATATTCGTTCGCCGCAATACCGCCAAAGCTCTGAACATTCGATACCTCAACCTTCAGTTCTCCGTTGTTATTGCTTGCGTTTTGCAGGATCATGTGTATCCCCGCCGCGTGAAGGTTGATTGTGGATAACAACCCCGCGATTCGGTTGCCGGTGTCTTCTGTTAAGCTCGCCTTGACCGCTGAGGCTCCTGACCACTCCTCACCCATTCCGGCCCCCGCGTATCCGAGTTTTTCAAGCGCATCCCATATGGTCTTCATCAATTCCTGCAACGTGCCGCTTGCGTCTTGAATCCCGGCGAGCTCTTCCGCGGATATAACGCCGTCTTGTAACGCGGCCACGAACGCTTCGGATAATCCTTGCATTGCGGACTGTGCAACATCGGAAGCCAGGAACGCACGAATCAATGCGCGTTTTGTCATATCTTCGAGAGAATCGGCGAATCCTGTCACAAATTCCTCGTAAGTGTTCGCTTGCAGTGCGCTTTCCATCGATGATGCGAGGTCTTCAACACCTACGCCCATTGCAGTTGCCACGGACGCAGCGGTTGCCTTGAGCTTCTCTTCTATCTCCGCGATCTGTTCGTCGATCTTTTTGCCGAACCCGAGTAACCCCAGCGTGAAGAAGTCCGCGATTGCCGCGCCAACGCGCGCGCCTCGCAGTTCGTTTAGCTTAGCCTGATTGGATTCGAATTCCTGAAAGTCTTTGAGTGTTTGAGCGAGATTCGACATCCCCAAATCCCACTTCGTCTTTTGCGACAACTCGTTGATCTTTTCGAACGCCGCGAGCACTTCGGCGACGCGTTTCCCAATCTCTTGTATCGCCCACGACGCGATGGCCATCCCTATATCAGCGGAAAGCATTTCGAGATCTTCAAACGGGGAAACCAACCGAGACGTGCCATCTTCCATTTCCTCAACGGTAAATTTCATCGTGTCAAGGATGGAGCCAATCAGTGAACCAACCTCACCAAACGCTGAAAACTCGCTGGCGATTGAACCAATGATCGTGTTCAAGAAGTCCGCTTGTTTCTGCAAGAGTTTACGCTGCCGCTCAAGTTGCTTCTCTCGTTCTTTCTCTGCGGCTTCCGTCGCGTCAAGTTCGGCTTTATACTGTGACAATTCTCCGGTCACAAGCTGCCACGCCTCTGATCCAATCTCGCCCGCTTTGATCATCTCTTCTTGGTATCCTTCGAGTGTGTTAACGAGGCTGCTTAGTGACGAGTTGTACTTTTCTGTGTCGCCTGTGGATTTGTAGTAATCAAGTAATCGCTTTGATTCGGTTACTTGTTTTTGCACGTCCGCAAGCTTGCTCGTTTTTTCTTTTGCGCTCTCGATTTTGTCTTGGAGCGTCGCGATGTCTTGCAATAGGTCTTTCCATTCTTGTGTGCCCGTTAACCCTTCGTCTATCATCTGTTCCTGCAAGCGTTTAGCCGCCGTAAGCGCGCTTTGATAAGAGGACGCCGCGTCTTCCTTTTGCCCTAAGTCGGTATATACACTCGCACGGTTTAGTTCTTTGTCCAGCGTCGCGGAATATTCCGATAACGCGGATGAGAGGTCAAACCCCGATATCTCACCAAGTGCCGTCTTGAGCAATCCGATCTTTTCAAGTATCTCGTCAATCACTTGCTTTGATACGGTACCTTCTTCCACGGCTTTTAGCGCGAGACTTTCTAAGGAGCTGATCAGGCTTTCGTAATAGCTTCGGAGCTTGCCTTGATCGCCAGCTTGCTCTAAAAACTCAATCCCGCGGCCGGCTTCTTCGAGCGATTGCGTAAGCGCATTTCTTAATTGCGCGTCACTTTGAGCCTGAGCGGCATACTTCGCCATCCGTTCATAGTAAGAGAGGAGTGATCGCACTATACCGAGCCGTATCTTTTCTCCTATTGTGAGTTCTTCAGTTGTGCGAACGATACTTTCTTCGTAGGTACGGAGAGCCGCAATCTGCTCGTTTATCTCTTCCATCACGGCGTTTACGTTGCCATCCCGAAGATACTTTCCGATAATAGCGGTCGTTTCTTTGAGTTTGGCTGCGTAAGCGTTTACCTGTGCGGCAGCGAGTTCAGCGTTTAACTCTTTTATCTCCCCGGTAAGCGCAGCCACCTGCTCAGATTCGTATCCCCATGTGATTGCCGCTTGTTCGCGACGCTGTTTGAGATAGTTCGCGTATTGTCGCATCTGTTCGGTTGCATAATCGTTATCGCCGAGTTGTTCGTATAGAGCGATCAACCTGGTGTATTCATCTTCCATCGCTTTTGTTTCTTGTTCAAAGTCCGTCTTGCGCTTTTTTTCAAGATCCGTCCGCATCGCTTCGAGTTCAGCTTCTTTGGAAAGCAATATCCCTTGGATAAACAATGTGGATTGTTCGAATCCCCCTTGTTTTGCGACGGCCTCGCCTTTTTTCATCGTTGCAATAAACCTTTCAAGAGCATCGCGCTTTACTTCAATATCTGTCGTTTCCGCTATCGCCCGATCAAACGCATTCACTTGCGCGGATAAACTGCCAAACATATCCATATCTCCGATTAAAGCATTGTAGTACGCGAGGGACTTGGTTAACGATTCAATGTCCTTCTTTACCGCCACGATGTTCAAACCAGGAAAGAATTGCCCGAAGTCTTTATCTGTAAGCATTGTCTTTGACTTTATGAGCGCGGATATCATTTGCTCGGTAATGGTTGCCGCTTCTCGTGTATACTCGCCGCGGAGCCGTTCCCGCTCTGTTTCGTCTTTGACTGTGTCATCAAGAGCCACATTTGCCGCTTGAATCTCGTTATACCGCGTTTGTAATCCGAGAAGTTCGGCATTGAGTTCTTCGTATCCGGCAAGATTGGCATACGTCATAGCCCCTTCCTTATCCCCGTATTCGAGAGCGAGGTCCTCCATCTGTCGGTATACGCCGATCAAACGGTTGTAGAATTCTTTCCGCTTGTTGTAGGACAGTGCCGCGTCGCGGGCATTGGCGGCGAGTTCTTGCCTTTCTTTCGTAAGGTTTTGAAATATCTGTTCTTGCTGATAAAGGAACGCGTCAAGCCCCGGATCTTCTCCAGCCACGTATGTCGTGCCTGCGATTTGCGTGCGCATTTTGCCACCGAGTTGTTTGTATCTTGCTTCGAGGCGGCTTTCGTCAAACGTGTATTCCGGCGTAATCTGGATGGTTATCTCCGTTTCTTTCGCTGACTCCTGCGCCGCGGCACCGACTTCTGTCACGAGCCCTTCAATCGATTCTTGAGCATTCTTGATCTTTAGTTCGCCCTCTACCGTGTATTGGTTGAATAGCGGATTGTTTTCAAGCGCTGCTTGCCATTCGGCGTTGAATTGCTTCAACAGTCCCGTTGTGTCAATCTTTTCCGCTGTGACTGATATCGTTTCGACCGGCAGCACAAGGTGCGCTTTTATCAACTTATTGCCGAGTTCTTCTTTCATACTGGCAAGCAAGACGGCGAGTTGTTCAAACATCATATCGATCTGGTCTTTAGTCGCATCATCCGCGTATTGATGAGCGCCGGAACGCCGCAGTTGGTTGAATTTCGCGTTGAGGTTTTGATACTTATACCAAATTGCATTCAAATTCTCATCGGTAGCTAATTCCATGTCTTTGTTAAGACTCTCGATAGATTCTTTTACCGATTGGACTTCTTCCAACGCCTTAGACCCGAACCCCGCTTTGACTTTATCGATTGCTGCCGCATGAATCGTCAATGCTGATTTTAGAGCGGTAATCTTTTGTTCTAAGGCTTTATAATCTTCGCGCTCGGCAGCATCAGCGTATTCGGCCTTGACAGCTTCAAGTTCCGTATCCAGTTCGCTCAATTCTCGGAGCATACTGCCATAGTTTGAGATCATATCCCCAAGATAACTGCCTGCGATCAGCACGCCTTCATAATCTTTAACGCCTTTTTCCAACGTGCTTTGCGCGACCTTGGAGCTCGCTTCGAGTTGTTTCGATAGAGAGTTTATCGTTTTTATTTGTGCGTTGAGTGATTTGGCTTTCGATGATAGAAGCTTGTCAATAGAAGCTTTTTCGAGAGCTTCTTTTGTCTTGTTATAAGTATCCCATACCGACGAAGGATCAATTTGTAATCCCGATAACGGATCACCATACAACCTTTGAACATCCTCCGCGGCGATAATGCCGTTGGCAGCCATCGTTTTGAGATCGCTTAAGATTTCTTTGTTTGCTTCTTCAATCATCCCGAGCACGGACTCGGATATCTCTTCTTTTGTTTTTCCGCCCTTGAGACCGCGATCCATTTCAAGTACAATGTTCCGTCGCCAGAAGTCAGCGGTATTCTTGGCAGATTCCTTGAGGTGGAGGTTGCATAGTCTATCTGAATGTCTGCTATTTGAACGTCAAACTGCATATCTTTAAGTTTACTTTCAAGCTCGTATACAATGCCATACTTCTCGTCAATGGTTTTTATTATCAGATCAAGGTCTTCATAAACCGATCCGACCATCTTCGTTCTGGAATAGTATTCACTCATCTTCTGCGGTTGTGCAAGGTTGAACATAGTTTTTAGAGCGTCAAGCTGTTTCTTATAGGTGCCTGTAAACGTCTTTAATTGTTGCTCGATTTCTTTTTGTTTATCTGGTGTCGGCGCGGTCGATTCCCAGATCTTTTCGATATTTTGTTTGAGTTTTCCCGCCTCTGCCGCGAATTTCTTGACATCCTCAAAACTTCCGATGACAGGGTCGATTTCTAATTTCTTCTGTTTGAACTCTTCTTTCAGACCCTCATACGTAGTAATTGCCTTCGTTGCTTCCGCTACTTGCTTGTATAACGCGCTCTCTTGCATCTTCTCTTGATGCCGGAGTTCATCTGATATACGCTTGATCTCTTCGTACTGCAACGCGTACCCGTCAGCGCCCCGCACGATCATCTCGGCCAAACTCTCATTTCGTGATATCAAATCCTCAATCTGTGAATCCAGATCGGCGACGGTATCTGTCGTATTGTCAAATTCTTCGTTGTACGCTTCCACCAGGGAGATCAATTCATTGGTGTCCGCTTGCCAGTCTTGTGTCTTCTGTCGTGCTTCTTTAATGTTGTTTATCGTATCTTGAAGCGATTCAATCATACCGGCGAAGTCGAGTTTTTCGAGAGAAGCGAGCATTGTTCGAAATTTATCCACATTGAATATCGCGTCTTCCGATTGCTGCCTGAATATTGAGAACAGAACCGTTACCCCGGCAACAGCACCGCCTATTCCAAGCATGACCAGACTCAACCCGCTGAATCCACCTGCCAACGCACCGATTGCGGTAATAAGCGCCTTGAATCCTACAAGCAATGCCCCTCCAACACCTAACGCCCCAGCCAGCCCAATCGCCGCGGTTTCTGTTTCATCGAGCTTTGATGCCCACGTGGCTATTGCCGTGCCGAGGTCGACCAATACTCCCTGAACCCCCTGCAATTTATCCCCGAGATTAGCTTTCGCCGCTTCCATCGTGGAATTGAACTGATCTATCTTTTGCTGCACACCTTTCATTTTTTCAGCGGCTCTCTCGGCGTAACCAACTAACTCAATGCCGCCGGAAAAACTCGCCCCGACTTTGTCCAGCACATCTTTAACGCTGATCCCGTATTCCTTTGCTGTTTGTACGAGCCCGTCAACAAACGACAGCATGTCTTCGGAACGCCTCTTGTCTGCCTCCGTTAAACCAGTGAACTCGATTGCGAGCTTGGCTGCCTTATCTGTCCCGACAGAAGCCACAAGCGCGTCTATTGCGTTCTTCATTGTTCCAGCTTTGAGGTTAAACTCGTCATCCACGGCGTCAAGCGCAGTTACGAATCCCTTATAATCTGTACTCTCAGGCGCTTGCGATATCTCGAACAGCCGTTGGTAAATCTTGTCTATCGGTTCGTCTTTTCCGCCTACCTTAACCGCCAGACTGGACAACGCGGACAAGAACGCAGGAAATGTCATCCCCTGTCCAGCCGAGTCTACGGCCTGTATTGTGCGGATGATTTCGTTTACCGGCGTGGTGAGCTTTCCTTGAGATACGAGGTTGTTTAGGGAGTTGACGATTCCGGAGAAATCAAACCCCGCTTTGTTGACCTCGGTGAGTTTGTTTTGTATGGTTTCGATCGATTTCTTAAGGTCTTCATCACGTTGATAATCCGCGAGTTTGGTCGCGATGTCGGTAAAACTAAGATTATCCCCTAACGTGTCATCTACGGTGAGTAACGTCGTGCGGATATTATTGGCGGATAATCCAAACTTGGTCTTAACTTCCTCCATGTTTCCAAGTAACCAGGAGTAATCAAGGTTCTGCGTTTCTTCGTCAGCTTTTAGCCCGGCAATAACTGCCGCAATTGGTTTCTTGGTTTGGTCTGCAAGAAACGTCGTGATACTCATCATCGTGCCGAAATTCACGCCGGTATTTGCTTTCGCAAACGCGCTGATAACGCTCGTTAGTTTGCCCGCGTCAAGTTCTGCTATCTTCGATTGAAGATCGCCGATTTCCTTTGCCGCGTCTTCAAGCGATATATCAAGCTTGTTCAGATCGGTGATGTCTTGTATAATGTCTGCCACGCTGCCGTCGAGATCGCCCGCGAGTGTGTTCATCACCGTTGATATGCGGCTCATGTTGATCGTTGGTTCCGTATTCAAACGTTTTACCGCGTTGATAATGTTTTGTACCGTTGTGTCTGCTTTACCGGCTTCTGCTTCCAGCGCCGTCATAATCGCACCGTAATTTAGATCGCCAACATCCGGCTGCGTGTCAAGAATGGCGTCAATCACTTGCTGCATCGATACGCCCGCACTATTGGCCACGCTCTTTAGCGTGCGAGCGAGGGTAAGAGCGGGGATCAGTGTTTGCGAAGCCGCGCCGGAGATGGTCTTTACCGCTTCCGTCAGTTCCTCCGGGTGCAACCCCAACTGTGTCGCGATGGCAACCAAATCGTCGTATAACTTTTCGAGCTGCGGTGCCTTCGCCCCGGCTTGTTCGGCCAGTTCGTTCAAATTAGCCGTGATCGTCCCGGCGGTATCCGTAATCCCGGCGGTTGACCCCGCGATGGCATCAACGGTAATGTTCACCTTCTTACCGGATAGTTGTTTGAGCTCGTTTGATGCGCGCTGGATAAACGTGTTCTCAACGTTCTGCTGTAACTTCCCGACGATCGCGTCGATCTTGCCGGTCATTAAATCGGAATTGGTTATAAACTCATTCAAACCCGTTCCAGCAAGCGAGAAGATACCCTTTTGAGCTTCTATGCTTGTAAATAAGCCAGATAACTCTTGAACGTTGCCTTTTGTTTTTTTGGTGAGGTCATCGATAAACCCGGCGAATCCTTTAGCTTGTAGCCCGGCAAGTGAAAACTCAACTCCAAGGCGTTGAGCTGTTACCTGTGCTTCGGCAGATGGCGATATGATTTGTGTAAGCGCCGCGTTGATGTATGTCATCGCGTTTCTGGCGTGTATCCCGCGTTTTGTAAGCGTAATGATCGCCGCGCTAACCTCTTCGAGCGATACCCCGGCAATGGCAGCCGTCGGTGCAACCATTCCGATAAACCCGCTGAACTCTTCAAACGTCATTTTCCCTTGCTCAATTGCGTAGAATATGATGTCCAGTTTTTGCGTTAAGTCTTCGGTAGAAATGCCCCAAGCATTTTGAACAGTTGTCAAACCATCGACGGCGGTTTTAAGATCCGTTGCCCCGGCAATAGCACCACGAGCAGCCACTTGGAGAAAATTCAACCCTTCGGATGTCTTAACTCCTGCGGAATAAGCCTCATACAACGCGCCCGCGATCTCTTTGCCTGTATAGGGTATTTGTGTTGACAGCGAAAGAACTTCGTTTTTGAGATTCTTAAACTCCTTCTCGGTAAGTCCGGTAATGCTCCATACGCCTCGCATTGCATGGTCAAACTCATTCGCCGTCTTTGCTATATCTTTAAGCGCGTTTGTAAACCCAAACCCGGCGGCGAGTGTCCCTGCCAATCCAGCCACGGTGTTCATAAGTTGTCCGAAGCGTGCCTCTGCGTTATTGGCCGCTTGGTTGAATCCTTCGCTGTTGATTCCTATCGTGTAAAATAGCCTATCAATCTCAACTCCCACGCTTCTCACCGCCTATCGAAATTCCGAAGAGCTTCTCAATTTCTTTCTCTTGTTCTTTCTCGTCCAAATCTTCAAGTCGGATAGTGCCGGTTTTTTTATCCGAATCTTTCTCGTATATCTCTTTGGCTGCTTCACTGAGCAGGATCAATTGTTTGGCACTTAATCCCCAAACGATGTAGTCTATTGTCCATCCCATTCCGCTTGCAACGGAGTAGATCATTCGCGTGTACCGGAGAGCGCTCCTTCGAGGTCGAGGTTCTGCCCCACCCGAAGGAGAAGCATCAAAAAATTTGATAGATCACTCATTTCGAGTATCTTCCAAAGTAACCCAGTAAACTCGGATAACTCAAGTCCCCACTTAACCTCTTCCGCCGTGATTGCAATGTCTCTTGCGTCAAGTGGTTTGTTGTTGATGATAAGTGCAATAACTTCGGTTGCCGCGTCAAAAAGCGTGTCATTCTTTCGGTTCATAATCGAGGTGTAGATGCCTTGTATCAAGTCCCCCACAATCTTTTGGAGCGTTACCGATTCCTTGTCGTACTTCTCCGGATGAAAGTCGAGTTCATCGAATATCACCTTCAACCTTTGCGCTACGAGCGACGATACGCCAATGGAAGGTGATTTGATCGGATACTTTTTGGATCCGATCTTTATCTCAGCGGGTATATTCCCAATTGCTTGCAACTCGCTTTTTTTGGTCTTTTTGGGTGTAGTAACCATACTTTTTTACCCTCCTTTTAGAAAAAATGCCCCGCATATTATTGCGGGGCTCTTGTTGAACGTTATTCTGTTATTAAGAGGACAACCACTTCATTTGCATCGGCGCACCGGAATTTGGAGCGAGCACCTTGCCTTCAAGCGGCAATGTAGAGGCGTCGTCGCGGTTGAGCGACAGTTCCGAATTTCCTTTGAACTTACAGCGAGGGATAATTATCTCGAGTTTTTTGCCGGTACTTCCAATCGCCACGGTAACAATCTTAACAGCCCGCTCTATTCCGTCCGGAAGGTTAGGAATGGTTACCGTGTTCGCCAACGCGCCTGTTCCTACGGTTCCCGCGAACGCAATCGCAAGGTTGGCCGCTTTCAGGTCGAGCAAGTTCAGCGTCAATGTTTTCGGCGCTTTTTTGATACCAACATATTCAGGGTCAGCGCTCTGGTCTGATTCAACGATAAACTCTTCAACTTCCTGCCGAATGCTTCCCCCACCGCGTGTCTTCCCAAGGTCTACGGTCAACGCTCCGGTCGGCCATGTTGCCAAAGTCGTCAGCGAAGAAGCCGCCGCAATGTTTACGCTTTCGATGTTAAATGCAAAGTCTGCCATATTCTCACTCCTTTGTTGTTATTTTGTATCTCATAATTTGAAAAGATTCATTCGTGTTCGCTTGATCCGTCACGATCCCTTCGATGTTGTACAATTCCAAGTAAATCGGGGCGCCCGCGGCGGTGTATTCCGTATCAGATAGAGCGCCCGTAACTATTGCCTTCAAAGCTCCAAGCCGTGCGATATTCGGCGTTATTCCGGTGTAGTTCGGCGTGTACATCATTATCCAGAGCTGCGCGGTTTGGAGCGTTTCTAAAAAATTTCCCTTGAGAAGCAACACAAACCGTTCGCCGGTTGCTGTGTGGTAATGCTTATAAGTCGCTATACCGGTCGGTTGTAACTTCTTATAGATTGCCGTCAGTATCTCATCGTGCAACATCATTTGACCGCCTTTTTCAACGCCTGATCCAACAACTTCATCACCGGGGATGCTTGAACCGATCCGGATAATACCGTGTATCCCTTGGCCTCGACGTATATTCCGTACTCCATCCCGGCGAAAACAACGCACGCGTACCCGTTATCCGGTACTGCTTGCTCAAAAATCGATTTTGCCGTTAATGCGTTACCGCGCGATTCGGAATGTCCGCCATCGTCGTGTATCCAGTCAAGAAGTTTTCGATTTTTGTATATTGCGTATCCGATGCTGTTACGAAGGTTTGCGGTTCTGTCAGTGTAACTCCCGTTGTCCCGCGCCCAGTTCACCGCCTCTTGCCCGATCCGATGGAGCGTTAACACGATCGCGTCATCACTCTTGGCGAGCTTTGCTCTCAATGCGTCCGCCAACTGTTTAGGCGTGCGGTTCCAAGACCCTGTACTATTTGCAGGCATTGAGTACGATCTCCTTGTGTACTTCGAATGGCAGCACAGCCACGACGGTGTACGTGGTATCCAATATCGCGATTTGATCTCCGACAACAACATCCACATCTCCGCGATAGTACAGTTTTCGGTGATCGTACTTGTACCCGCCCGTCTCGTCTATCTGAAGATGATTGCCGCGCGTTGGCTGGAAGTCTTGCTCGTTGAACGTTATCGGCCGTGAGGATTGGATAGAAACGGGGTTTCCGGAAGTATCCATGACTAATTCGGAGTGTTTCAACGTGCCGGTCATGATAACTCCTGATAACGCCTTCGGATTGATTGCGCCATCTCGAAGAGATACCGCTTGTCGTAATCCTCGTCCACGCTTCCTTGACTGTACTTCTTGTACTTCTCGGGATTCCCAGCAATCGCTTCGAGTAATGCCGCTTTCGCAAGCATTATGTTAGTAATGTCTTCGGTTGCCTCGCCCGTTGGTGTAAGCCCTTCGAGTGTCAAGAACGCGTTGTATTCATCATCTGTGAATATTGCGTTGTCAGAGTCAAGGAACACGGTCTTAAGAAGCGCTAAGTTCGTCACGGGCGACACCTGCCTTGAGCATTGCTCCCCGTAGTTCCGACGTTACCTGATAACGCTTGCCTTTGTGATAACGCATTATGCTGTCGCGGCAAGTTTTTGTGATGATCACCGTATAAAATTCCGGCTCGGGTTTGGGTTGAAGTTGCGGCTTGTATACTGGTATCAGTTCCGGTTCGGGCGTCGGCACGGATATGCTTTTGGCTTCTGATGTTGGTATATTTTTGGGTTTGCTTTTGGTTGCCATTTCTCACCTCACAGGAGGCTTTACGCCCCTCACTATTACTCGCTATGTACCGTTGCGATAAAGACTTGATCAATTAGCTCAAATGAGGGCAGACAGAGCTGAGATACAACGGTTTCAACGTTAACAGGGATGTCGGCTTTTTTGAGAGTTGTGACGGCCACGCCGGTGTCCACAATGGATACACTCGCGCCCGGCGTGTTTTGAAGATCGGCTTCTTCCGGGGTTGTTCCAAAGTAAACGTTTCCGAGCGGTGTAGGTGGTAACAGCGTGAATATCTCGTCCGCAAAATAAGCCGTCGCGGTTCCGTTTAGTGAATACTTCTTGTTGTAAATGGCGATCGTGATGCCGAGTTCTTCATACAAATACGCTCGCACGTTTTTCTCGTTTACGAGCCGGTCAGTCGTGTTGAAAGCCGCAATAACAGAAGCCGTCTTACCGATGTAGTTGAACGTCTTTCGGGAGCAGATCGCCCGTGTCGGCCGAACGCCGGTATCATCTTCAATTGTGTCTTGCCAACCGCGAATATCCCCTACGGGGTCAGCAGTAGCCGTCTGTGACCATCTTTTAGTAGTAATCAACGTGTCTTGATGATCCGAGTCGCCGTTGTAGTCGTAATCGAGCGGAGTGTGCCCATCTGTAATCGATATCTTGAACGTTTGTAGAAGTTGCATTATCATCCGTTCGCGCGCGACTTTTGCCCCGGCGATCAGTTCAACTTCGTCTTTAAAAATGTTCCCGAGCGTGATATCAATAAGTGCCTGATTCCCCGTCGCGAGTACGCGTTGCAACTCTTGTCGGTCTTTTTCCTTGATATACATTCCTTCTCGGAAGAACGGGAGTTCGGTTTCAATCTTTTTAATTCCGATTCTGTCCCGGAACGGAACCTTTGCGTCAAAGCTCGAAGTCTTGAGCATAACCGGCAATCCTTT